TCTGAACCAGTGGGTAAAACAGAGCACCAGGTGGATGCAGATGGATAAGTGGGATGCCTGTTCCTTTGCCGTGAACGAGGAGGAGCTTCTCGGAAGGGAATGCTATGGCGGACTCGACCTTTCAAGTTCCACGGATATCACGGCATTCGTGCTTGTGTTCCCGCCAAGGAATGATACGGAGAAATATGTGATCCTGCCGTATTTCTGGATACCGGAGGATAACATGAGGCTACGTGTCAGAAGGGATCATGTCCCGTATGATGTGTGGGCAGCAGAAGGGTGCTTAAAGACCACGGAAGGAAATGTCATCCATTATGGATTTATTGAGCAGTTCATTGATGAACTTGGCAGAAAATTCCATATTAAGGAGATCGCATTCGACCGATGGGGAGCTGTGCAGATGGTGCAGAACCTTGAGGGCATGGGATTTACCGTTGTCCCGTTCGGACAGGGTTATAAGGATATGAGTCCACCGACAAGGGAACTGATGAAACTGACCTTGGAGGAGCGGATCGCACATGGCGGACATAAGGTGCTGCGGTGGATGATGGATAATGTGTTTGTCCGTCAGGACCCGGCAGGGAATATCAAAATGGATAAGGAAAAATCCACGGAGAAAATTGACGGGGCCGTTGCAACCGTTATGGCACTTGACCGTGCAATCAGAAATGAAGGCAGTGACGGAAGCGTGTATGATGACAGGGGAATCCTTGTATTCTGATGCAGCCGTGTATGATTCTGTAAAATCATAATCCGGCTGCATGTTTCTGTGTTAAGATATAGGAAAAGCACAGGGAGGCATTTCGTATGCAGGAAGAATTTTTTATGAACAGTATGGAAAAAGACCCGAAACTGAGCGGTGAGCACGGGGCACAGACAAGGAAATCCCTTGCACTGAAAGCAGAAGAGATCCTCGGACTGAATCTGGAAACGGTGGTAGCGGATGATGACCTTATGTATGATTCGCTGATGAAACTGAAACCGCTTGAGAACCCAAAGAAAAATCCAATGCAGAATGCACTGAGAAAATATTATTACTACAGGAATGGGAAAGAGTTCCCAAGACTGAATAATTATCAGAGATAATCAGGAACGGCACTTCTTCGGAGGTGCTTTTTTTGTACCCATTTTTAGGAGGTGTCACATGGGAATTAAGAGTTTATTCGGATTTGGACAGGCGAGGGATAAGCCTGTGGACAAAGCGGCAGATGCAGGATATTCGTTTCTGTTTGGAAGGACAACGAGCGGAAAGCCTGTCAATGAAAGAACTGCAATGCAGACCACAGCAGTATATGCCTGTGTCAGAATCCTTGCGGAGGCAGTCGCATCCTTACCGCTTCATGTATATGAGTATCAGGATGACGGAGGTAAGAAGCTGGTGCATGACCATCCGTTATATTATCTGCTCCATGATGAGCCAAATCCGGAGATGACTTCATTTGTGTTCAGGGAAACACTGATGAGTCATCTTTTAATATGGGGAAATGCTTATGCCCAGATCATAAGGGACGGGGCTGGAAGGGTGCTTGGACTGTATCCGCTCCTTCCGGACAAGATGGAAGTGCAGAGGGATGACAGGGGAAATATCTATTATGTGTATTCCAGAAACAGTGATGAAAATCCCATGTTCAAGGATTACGGCAACATCAAGCTGAAAGCCGAGGATGTACTTCACATTCCGGGACTTGGATTTGACGGACTGATCGGTTATTCACCGATTGCAATGGCAAAGAACGCTGTCGGCATGACGCTTGCCTGCGAGGAATACGGTGCGAGTTTCTTTGCAAACGGTGCGAATCCGGGCGGTGTTCTGGAACATCCGGGAGTGCTGAAGGATCCGTCCAAGGTCAGGGAATCTTGGAACTCTGTGTATCGTGGTGTGAATAACGCACACAAGATCGCAGTACTTGAGGAAGGCATGAAGTACCAGCAGATAGGAATACCGCCGGAAGAAGCACAGTTCCTTGAGACAAGGAAATTCCAGATCAATGAGATAGCAAGGCTTTACAGGATACCACCACATATGGTCGGTGACCTTGATAAGTCGAGCTTTTCCAATATCGAGCAGCAGTCCTTGGAGTTTGTGAAATACACACTGGACCCTTGGGTGATCCGGTGGGAGCAGTCACTCCAGAGATCGCTCCTTCTGCCAGGAGAAAAAGGGAAGTATTTCATTAAGCTGAATGTGGACGGACTTCTACGTGGGGATTACCAGTCGAGGATGAACGGCTATGCAGTCGGAAGACAGAACGGCTGGTTTTCTGCCAATGACATCCGTGAAATGGAAAACATGAATCCGATCCCGGATGAGGAAGGGGGAAACCTGTATCTGATAAACGGTGCAATGACCAAACTTGCGGATGCGGGAGCCTTTGCAAAGATGGATACGGATCAGCAGAGTGCTCCGGCACAGGAGAACAGCGGAAAGAGAGGTAAACGATGAAGCGGAAGTTTTGGAACTGGATAAAGAATGAGGATGAGAGCGTGCCTGACATGGAAAGGACGCTCTTTTTAAATGGCATGATCTCGGATGAAACATGGTATGGGGATGAAGTGACACCGCAGCTTTTCAAGGATGAACTGAATGCCGGAAACGGAAATATCACGGTGTGGATCAATTCGCCTGGAGGTGATGTGTTTGCGGCAGCACAGATTTACAACATGCTCCGTGACTATAAGGGAAGCGTGACAGTCAAGATAGACGGTATTGCAGCTTCGGCAGCATCCGTGATCGCAATGGCAGGAGACACGGTCTGTGTATCCCCTGTTGCAATGATGATGATCCACAATCCTGCGACCATGGCAATGGGCGAGACAAGGGATATGCAGAAAGCGATCGCCATGTTGAATGAGGTCAAGGAATCGATCTTAAATGCCTATGAATTCAAGACGGGGCTTACCCGTGCAAGGCTCTCCCACATGATGGATGATGAGACCTGGTTCAATGCGAAGAAGGCAGTGGAGCTTGGATTTGCGGATAAGATACTCTTTTCTTCCGGTGAGACGGATGAAGAGAAGAAAAAGTCTGAAAAGCCGGAAAAAGAACCGGAGGAAGGCGGTGATGGAGAGGAAGGAAAAGAAAAGGAAGACGAGGATAAGGACAAGAAAAAGAAGTTCCCGTTCCAACAGGATTCCATGATGTATTCCACCAAGGCGATGAATGAATCGTTCCTTTCCAGGGTATCCCGTGTGGATGCCATGATACCAGTCAGCCAGTTAGAAAAAAGACTGAGTCTTTTAACACATTAAGGAGGATTTCAAGATGAGTAAGATTTTAGAATTAAGAGAAAAAAGAGCAAAGGCATGGGAAGCAGCAAAGGCATTCCTCGATGCCAAGAGAACACAGGAAGGCTTTGTGTCAGCTGAGGATGCGGCCACCTATGACAAGATGGAAAATGATGTCGTAAATCTCGGAAAGGAGATCGAGAGACTGGAAAGACAGGCTGCCATCGATGCAGAACTTTCCAAGGCAACAAGCACACCGATCACCAACAAGCCGGATGCAAAGACTGGCGGTGACGCAAAGTCTGGTAGGGCCACCGATGAGTACAGAAAAGCGTTCTGGAACGGCATGAGAAACAAGGTGCTGTCCTATGAAGTACAGAATGCCCTTACCATCGGAACGGATTCTGAGGGCGGTTATCTTGTACCGGATGAGTACGAGAAGAAACTGGTGGAAGCACTGGAAGAGGAGGTATTCTTCCGTAACCTTGCAACCGTCATCAAGACATCAAGCGGTGACCGTAAGATCCCAATCGTTACATCCAAGGGTGAGGCGGCATGGATCGATGAGGGCGGTCAGTTCCCGGAATCTGATGACAGCTTTGGACAGACAACCATCAGTGCCTTTAAGCTGGCAACCATGATCAAGGTGTCCGATGAACTCTTAAATGACAGTGTGTTCAATATCGAGCAGTACATCTCAAGGGAGTTCGGAAGAAGGATCGGTACGAAGGAAGAGGAGGCATTCTTTATCGGTGACGGCAAGGGCAAGCCTACCGGAATCTTCAATGCCACAGGCGGTGCTGAGACAGGCGTGACATCCACCGGAACATCCATCACGTTTGATGATGTCATGGATCTTTACTATTCCCTCCGTGCCCCTTACCGTAACAAGGCAGTATGGCTTTTGAATGATTCGACCGTAAAGGCAATCAGAAAGCTGAAGGACGGAAACGGAAATTATATCTGGCAGCCGTCCGTAAGGGAAGGAGAGCCTGATAAGATCTTAAACCGTCCTTACCGCACATCCATCTATGTGCCGGAGCTTGCAGCCGGAAACCGTGTCATGGCATTCGGTGATTACAGTTACTACTGGATCGCAGACCGCCAGGGCAGAAGTTTCAAGAGACTGAATGAGCTTTATGCTACAACCGGACAGGTCGGATTCCTTGCTTCCGAACGTGTGGACGGCAAGCTGATCCTTTCCGAGGCAGTCAAGACGCTTGATATCAAGGCTGCCGGAAAGTAGGGGTGGCAGGATGTTCGTAACGCTTGAGGAAACCAAAGGGTATCTCAGGGTCGATTCGTCAGACGAGGATGAACTCATCCTCCGTCTGATGGAAACATCCGACCGCCTGATCTTAGATGTGACAAGACAACCACTGGAAGAACTCAAAGAGTATGAATCAGTTGTCCGTACTGCAGAACTGTATGTTGTTGCCTACCTGTATGAGCATCGGGAAGAAGCAGATCATAAGACAATGACGGAAACACTGAAGTATCTGTTTTTTGGAATCAGGAGGGAGATATTCTGATGATAGAACTCATGCGTGAACGGATCATGATACAGAAAAGCAGCACGAAGACTGATAAAACAGGAAACCATACCCTTGTATGGAGTGACCATTATAAATGTTATTCCTATGTGAATAGTCTTTCCGGTAAGGAGTACTGGGAAGCAAAACAGGTCAATGCGGAAACGGAACTTGATTTTATCATTCGTTACTGCAGTGAGGTGTCTGCTCTTGACACGGAGCATTTCCGCATTCTGTTCCGTGGGAATATTTATAATATTACGTTTGTTGACAACGTGCAGTATAAGAATAAGACAGTGAAAATCAGGGCTGCCCTGGCAAAGAGGTGAGGAGATGGCAGAGAGAAGAACGACCGTTGACGGTCTGGCGGATGCAATCATGGATGGTCTGAAGGAATATGCAGACCTTGCCACGGATACCGTCAAGGATGCGGTAAAGGATGTATCCAAGACCGTGAAAAAGGATATACAGGCAAATGCCCCAAAACGGACGGGAAGGTATAAGAAGAGCTGGGTGGTCAAAAAGACAGCGGAGAGCAGCAACTCCCTTACCATGACGGTCCATTCTAAGGACAGATACCAGATTGCCCATCTCCTGGAACACGGTCATGCAAAACGCGGCGGGGGCAGGGTAGCCGGAAGGGAGCATATTGCCCCCGCTGAAGAAAAGGGAAACAGGGAGCTGGTGCAGAAGATTGAGAGGGGGTTACGTTCGTGACGCATGAAGAAGTCATGGCAATGATGGAAGAAATAGGACTTCCATATGCCTATCATCACTTTGCGGAAGGGGAATCCCCTGATCCGCCCTTTGCGGTATTCCTGTATCCGGGAAGTAACAATTTCTCTGCAGACGGGAAAGTCTATTTTAAGACAGACCGTCTGAACATAGAGATCTACACAGATATAAAAAATATAGAACTGGAACAGCAGACAGAAGCCGTGCTTGACGAGCATGGTATTTTTTATGAAAAAAGCGAAGTATGGATCGAATCTGAAAATCTGTATGAGGTGCTTTACCAGATGGAGGTATAGAAGATGGCGAATAAAAAGAATAAAGTCAAATTTAATATCTGCAATGTGCACTACGCACCGATTACGGTTGCAGAGGAAGGCACGGTCAGTTTTGGAACACCCGTGCCGATGCCGGGTGCGGTATCTATCAGCATGGATCCGACAGGAGAGCCGGAGTCATTCTATGCAGATGGTATTGAATATTACGTGATCAATAACAACCAGGGATACGATGGTGACCTTGAACTTGCAATGATCCCTGAATCTTTCCGCACGGATATCTTAAAAGAGGAGCAGGATGCCAATAAGGTGCTTGTGGAGAATGCAAATTCCGAGACAGGCAGTTTTGCACTCCTGTTTGAATTTGACGGTGATATCCGCAAAATCCGCCATGTGCTTTATAACTGTTCCGCATCCCGTCCGACCATTGAGTCCAAGACGAATGAGGAAGATAAGGAAGTGCAGACGGAAACACTGACCATTAAGGCAAGACCTATGGCAGACGGATATGTCAAGGCAAAAACGGGAGATTCCACAACTGAGACTGTTTACAATAACTGGTACAAGAGCGTGTATCTTCCAGCAGCTTCCACAGCGGAGCAGCAGTCAGCAAAATCAACCAAGAGTGTATCATAAGGAGGAATAAGACATGGGTATCAGAAAGGATATAGAAATTGATGGACAGATGGTTGCATTCAAGGCGAGTGCAGCCATCCCAAGAATCTACAGATTAAAATTTCAGAGAGATATTTATAAAGACCTGGCATTACTTGAAAAGAGCATCGGTGACGGAAAAGGAGAATCATCAAACCTTGATATGTTTTCCCTTGAGATGTTTGAGAACATTGCTTTTATCATGGCGAAACATGCTGATCCGACTATTCCTGATACACCGGAGGAGTGGCTTGATAATTTCAATACATTTTCAATTTATCAGGTTCTGCCACAACTGATCGAACTGTGGGGACTGAATGTAAAAACAGATGTGGAAGCTAAAAAAAACTTCGTCCAACAGAGCGTGAAATGACACCCCCGCTGTTTCTGCTCAGATGTGTACAGTTAGGTTTGTCAATGGCAGACCTTGAAATGCTGTCAATAGGACTCATCAATGATATGTACAGTGAGAGCCGGAACGATGACTATAAGTATGCCGAGCTTGCAACACAGGAGGACTTCGACCGTTTTTGATTGAGAATACAGTCGTTTTCTGTTATACTTATCAGCAGAAAACGACTGGGGCATTCTCAGTTATAAATCGGAATTTTTTTAAGTGATAGATACTTTACAAAATAAACTTCATATGTTAGATTGGTTAGCAAAAACTAACTAAAGAAAGAGGTAGATTATGAATAAATTTGATGGTGTTGCAAATACGTTATTCGTTCCGTTAGTGGCAAGAATCAATATTTCAAAAAAATTTCCAGAATATTTTATGGATGAAAAGGCTCTTGAGTTGGAGAAGTATTTACCACAAGGTGTAGATAAAGGTGCTTCTGAATATAGCAATATGGCATCGGTAGCACGTTATTACAATATGGACAAAACAGTTACTGCGTTTGCAAAAAGTTACGCAGAAAGTAATATTGTATATCTTGGTGCAGGATTAGAGACTGCTTATGACCGTTTAAGTGATAAGATTGAAAACAGAACTGTACATTGGTATGAGGCTGATTTGCCAGAAGTAATAGAGGCAAGAAAAAAAGTATTTGGTCAGCGAAAAAATGAAACGCTCATTGCAGGCGATATGTTTAAATTGGAATGGGTAAAGGAAATAGACAATTCGCTTCCTACACTGCTAATTGTGTCAGGTGTGTTCCAATATTTCCATGAAGAAGAAATCATAGCATTTATTAAGGGGTGTGGAAAAGCATTTCCAAAAGGTGAGATGTTGTTTGACGCTACAAGTGAGAGTGGATTAAAGTTTACGAACTGGTTTATCAAACGTACAGGAAATGCAAGTGCTATTATGTATTTTGGTATTAACGATAGCAAAGAATTTGCAAACAAATGTAGTATGGAATTATTGGAAGAAAAGACATTCTTTCCAGAAGCATTGAAGATGTTAGGGAAGAAACTTTCTTTTGTTACAAAAGTATCTATGAAGGTTGCAGAGAAGAAGAAACAGGTAATAATTCTTCGTTTGAAATTGAATTAACTACCGTAAAATTTGAAGTTGTATTATTGAATAAAATGGAGATTTTGATATGAAAGACAAGGCAAACAAGGGTTATTGGCAACGACTTGCAAAAATATATGCACCTTTGATGGAGTCAGATAAGAAGTTTTATAATGCAATCTGCGGATATATTAGAGATTATCTCAAATCTGATATGAATGTATTAGAATTAGCTTGTGGAACAGGGCAGCTATCTTTCCCATTGTCCGATTGTACTAATAGCTGGACGGCAACCGATTTTTCGGAAAATATGATTAAGCAAGCGAAAAAGAGAGGTACAACAGAAAAACTTAGTTTTTGCGTAGCCGATGCAACGGCACTTTCATATGAGAATGAAAATTTTGATTGTGTAGTAATTTCAAATGCACTGCACATTATGCCAGAGCCTGAAAAAGCAATGCAGGAAATTCGTAGAGTATTAAAAAAAGATGGTATTTTGTACGCACCAACCTTCTTATGGGCAGAGAAAAAATCAAGTGGTTTACGAAAGCGATTGATGTCTATTACAGGATTTAAAGCATACAAAGAATGGAACAAGGAAAATTTTTGTGAGTTTATTACGAATTATGGCTTTACAGTCGTCAAAGTGAATTTGGTGGATGGCGGTTTAGCTCCTGTTGGAGTTTTGATTGCGAAAAAAACTAATTATTAAATTTCAGTTTGTAGCTTAGATAAAATCATAATATTACATAGGACATCTGTCAGAAATGGCAGGTGTTTTTCTTTTGTTACGGAGCAGAGATGCTCCTTTTTTTGTACCCATTTTTAGGAGGAGGTGAGAGGCATGGCAAGCCGTATTCAGGGTATTACCGTTGAAATCGGTGGTGATACAACAAAACTGCAGAACGCTCTGAAAGGCGTGAACGGACAAATCAAGTCCACCCAGTCACAGCTTAAGGATGTGAATAAGCTGCTGAAACTGGATCCGGGAAATACGGAGCTTCTGGCACAGAAGCATAAACTGCTTGCGGAAGCGGTCAGTGAGGCAAAAGAGAAGCTGGCTACCTTAAAGACTGCAGCAGAACAGGCAAATACGGCACTTGCCAATGGTGAGATCTCAAAGGAGCAGTACGATGCCCTTCAGAGGGAGATCGTGGAAACAGAGCAGGACTTAAAGAATCTGGAAACACAGGCGAACCAGTCCGCAACAGCAGTGCAGAAAATCGCAGCAACAGGCGAGAAGTTAAAGACGGTCGGGGATAATATTTCCTCTGCCGGACAGAAGCTCCTTCCGGTAACAGCCGGAGTGACGGCACTGGGCACGGCATCCGTAACGACTGCAGCCAACTTTGAATCTTCCATGTCACAGGTACAGGCAACAATGGGAATCACCAAAGATGCCATGTCAACGGTAAACGGTCAGTCTGTAAACACAATGGATACCCTTTCCAAGCTGGCAAAGAAGATGGGTGCAGAGACGGCTTTTTCCGCATCCGAGTGTGCGGAGGCATTGAATTACCTCGCCCTTGCCGGATACGATACACAGCAGATGTGTGATACGCTACCGACCGTTCTGAACTTGGCAGCAGCCGGGGATATTGCCCTTGCTGATGCTTCCGATATGGTAACGGATGCGATGTCCGCCCTTGGAATGGGAGTGGACGAAGCAGAAACGATGGTAGACCAGATGGCTAAGACGGCATCCACCACGAATACATCGGTTGCACAGCTTGGCGAAGGAATCCTTACCATTGGTGCAACAGCCAAATCCATCAAGGGTGGTACGGCAGAGCTGAATACCGCACTTGGTATTCTTGCAAATAATGGTATCAAGGGAGCAGAAGGAGGTACACATCTCCGTAATATTATCCTGTCCTTACAGAATCCTACGGATAAAGCAGCCGCCCAGATGGAAGCACTCGGTCTTTCCGTATATGATTCCGAAGGAAACATGCGGTCAATGAATGACATCCTTGGTGATCTCAATAAGAGCATGGATGGAATGACATCCGCTGAGAAGTCCAATATCATCAGCACCATTTTCAATAAGACGGACCTTTCTTCCGTAAATGCATTGCTTGCAAATACAGGAGAAACATGGGACAGCTTACAGAAGTCCATCACGGACAGCGGTGGTGCTGCACAGCAGATGGCGGATACACAGCTTGATAACTTACAGGGACAGATCACCATCTTGAAATCCGCACTGGAAGGCCTGGCGATATCTTTCGGTGAGCTTCTGATGCCGGCCATCAAGCAGATTGTCGGATGGGTGCAGAAGTTCGTTGACTGGCTGAACGGAATGAATGACGGCACGAAGAAGGTCATCATGACGGTGGCACTTCTGGCAGCAGCACTCGGTCCCGTGCTTATTGTGATTGGAAAAGTAATATCTGCGGTCGGCACAATCATGACAGTTGTGCCGAAGATTGCCGGAGTTATCAATACGGTAAAGGGAGCATTTGCAGCACTGAATACCACGATGCTTGCAAACCCGATCACCCTTATCATTGCAGCCATCGCAGCTCTTGTGGCTGCTTTTATTTATCTCTGGAATAACTGTGACGGATTCCGCCAGTTCTGGATCGACCTGTGGGAGAATGTGAAGCAGACAGCCATTACGGTATGGAATGCCATCAAGGAATTTTTCGCACAGGTGTGGGAAGCAATCAAGACCATCTTCTCGACCGTATTTGAAGTGATAAAGACACTGGTGACTACTTACTTTAATCTGTATAAGACCATCATCCAGACGGTTTTCAATACAGTAAAGACAGTCATCACAACTATCTGGGAAGCCATCAAGGGTGTGTTTACTACAGTTTTCAATGTAATAAAAACTCTGGTGACAACGTATTTCAATATCTACAAAACGATCATCCAGACAGTCCTGACCATTATCCAGACGGTCATTACAACGGTATGGAATACGATAAAAACAGTCATTACCACTGTACTGAATGCAATAAAGACGATCTTCAGCACGGTATGGAATGCCATCAAAACCATTATCAGTGCCGTGGTGGGTGCAATCAAGGGACTGATCACGGGAGATTTTACTGCGGTCAAAAATTCCATTACCACCATAATGAATACGATCAAGAGCACGATCTCCACCATATGGAATACCATCAAGTCGACCATTTCAACGGTGCTTGGTGCAATCAAGGGTGCAGTCACGTCTGTATTCTCAGGCATCGTAAATGCAGTGAAGAGTGCAATGGGAAATGTGCTCAGTGCAGTAAAGAGCGGATTTGCCAATGTGAAAAACCATATCACGGGGCTTGCGTCACAGGCATTTACATGGGGCAGAGATCTGGTCATGGGAATTGTAAACGGAATCAGAAGCTGTATCGGGACCGTAGCAGATGCTGCGAGTTCCGTTGCAAGTAAAATCAGATCATTTCTGCACTTTTCCGTGCCGGATGAAGGTCCTCTGACGGACTATGAAGCATGGATGCCTGACTTTATGGATGGGTTGGCAAAAGGAATCGAGAAAAGCCGCGGCATGATACAGAAAGCCGTAAAAGATGTCTCGGCAGATATGATCATCAGCCCCGATGTCAAAACAGGGTCAGATCTTTCTGTTGCAGGTAACGATAGAAATAGCACAGAACAGAGCGGGGCTGTCCATAATATTTCGGGACCGCTGATCCAGATACAGGAAATGTCTGTAAGAAACGACAATGATATCAGAAAAATATCACAGGAACTGAATGCAATGATGTGTGCCGGAAGAAGGGCACGTGGACTAATTTAAGGAGGATTCTATGGGATTTATTTTTGACGGGATATCCTCATCTGATATGGGCATTCCATCCAGAATGTCCGTACAGAATAGGATACCTGATATACGAAACAATACAGATAAACTTGCAGGCAGACACGGAATCATGGATTTTGGTGAGACAATTTCCGAACGGAAGATAGAAATTACCTGTCTGATTCCGCCGGGACTTAATGACCAACAGCTTCTTGAGAAAAAGGACCGTATTGTTGGATGGCTGAATCCCGATAAGGGGCTGTGCAGACTGGAGCTTGGGCAGGAGCCGGACAGATATTATAACGCAAGACTTCTGGACGGGGTATCGTTTACGAATCTTGTGCGGAATGCGGATACCTTTGAGCTGTCTTTTTTCTGCCCAGATCCTTTTGGTTATGCAATCCATGATGAGGAATTTACATTAAAATCGAGCGGTGATATCAAAAGAACACTTGGCAATGTGGAGTCTCATCCTGTGTATGAGATAAGGGGAAAAATGGCTGATGAAACGCAGAAAGTAAAGTTTCTGGTCAATGGAGAGAGCGTGACACTATGTGGACCTCTTTCTGAAAACGACGTCATTGTGATTGATACGGATGATATGACGGCAAAGATTGGGGCAGATAATGCACTTGGCCAGATGGAAGAACTTAATTTCCCATATTTAAAAGCTGGGACAAATACCATAACATTTGCAGAAAGTACAGGAACACTGGCATCAGTATGCATTAAGGCGAAGAGCCGATGGCTGTAGGAGGTATTGGATGAATACGGAAAAGATACCCGTTTTATATGAAAAAGGCAGACCGCAGGCGGTTTTCACGAAGGCATTTAACGTGGTCACGGTTGCCGAGGTCAATGCAGAGAGTTATCTGGAATTTGACATATATTTCACTGACAGGAAAAGAAATTATATAACAAATCAGGCTGAGATCCGCATTGATGGAAAGGCATATAAGATAAAGACCGTGAAGGACAATAAAGAACACAGCTCTGCAAAAACGACTCATGTGTATGCAGAAGAACTGTATTATGACCTGGCAAGGGCTGCAAGACTTGAAAGTACGGTGTTTGATACGGCAAAAGCAGTTACTCCCATGAGGTTTGCCTTGCAAAATACGGATTGGAATATCGGAACGATAGGAATCAACTCTGCAAAATCGTTTGAAAGCACGGAAGAGAATCCGCTCGCATTACTGCAGCTTATTGCAGATATTTATAATGGGGAATTGGTCTTCGATTCCATAAAGAAAACAGCCAGTCTCCTAAAAAAGACGGGAACGGACAGGGGCATCCTGTTTCATTTTAGGAAAAACATGAAGTCGATACAGAGGGTGGTCAGTACATCTTCACTTATTACAAAATTGTATGCAACAGGAAAGGATGGGATGACATTTGCATCCATCAATGATGGAAAATCCTATGTTGAGGATCATTCTTATACGGATGAAATTCTTATAGGTTCTCTGGACTGCAGCAATTTTACAGATGCATCCGATATGCTTTCCTATACAAAGATGAGAGCGGCTGATTATGGCAAGCCGAATTATTCTTATAAACTTTCCGTGCTTTATCTCAGCGGAATTGCCGGATATGAACATGAGGTCTATGGACTTGGTGATACCGTGCGGGTCATGGATGAAGAACTGGAACTTGATATTATGACCAGAATCGTAAGGATGGAAAAGAATATCCAGGAGCCATGGAATACAGTAGTGGAACTTTCGACAACAATTGGTACATTGTCACTTGAAAATGATACATCAGTTCAGGAAGCAATCGACAGCGTAATCAAGTCATTTATTGCTCCAAGACTGATACAGGCAACCATCAATACACAGAAAGGTGAGGTCAATGCAATGTATGAACTTGGCGTACCCGTAAAATATACTTATAGGGAAACGGAGGACGGCATTGTATTTACCCACCCAGACGGACAGACATGTGAGATAAAGGTAATTTAGGAGGGAGTATTATGGCACTGAACAGATCAGAAAAAATAAGTCTTGTGCAGATGGCTATGAAGCGTGTAAATGTTGTGCCATATGGAGAGAACCAGATCGCATATGGAACAAATAATGAAAAGGTTATACTGGGAGAATCAGCAGTTACCGTTTGTGAGGGATATATCAACATCCCGGATGAAAAGCACACCTGTCATGTCGGATTTTCTGTTCTTCTGTCAAATGCCATAAATTCTGATTTTTATATAGAGGTTGACGGAAATGAGCGGTCGAAAATATATAAAAACACGAATAAAACCATGCAGTTTTTTGATCTGTTCCTTTTGGGAAAAGGTCTGCATTCAATTGTGGTAAAGGCAGCATCGGAAAGCCCTGTGGAGATAGCACCAAGGGAAGCACAGCTTGGGGTGTATCTTTAGCTTACCGAGACTGACATATGAAACAGCGGGACTGAAAAAGACAGGCAGGGGATTTAAGCTTGACAAAAGATACAGGCAGCCGGAGCCTTTTATTATATATTACGGAACTTATGAATATTCAGGACTGACGGATTATTCCGTGTATGGGATGATGGTGGCATCCGACCAGACGGTTGAGGAAATCCTGAAAGCCAGGGCTTGTGGAACAAAGATTTTTCAGTATCTTCCGTTTGGCAGCCGTTTTAATACGGATACTTTCCTGGCGGATATGAAATCAACCATCCATTCTCTTGCATCAAACCATATTGCAGACGGGATATTTCTTGATGAATGCGAGGTCGGATACTGGGGCGATTATTATAACAATGATGAGATGGCACAGACTTTTGAGAAAGGTCTGAAAGAAATATGTGATTACTGCAGGACAACAGGTCTTGAGACAATTGTAAACGGTGTCGCAGGATATGCAGATTACGGAACATATTTTTTATGGGAGTCATTCTCCGGCTCCTGGAACACCAACAAGATCAACTGGAATGGCACGGGAAAGGGACAGCGGTTCGTCAATGCCGACAGTACGATTGAATATAATTATAATTTTTCTGCCTGGACGATGACAGGAAGTCTCCGCATTGAGAACGGAGTGGTTGTTGATGGTACAAAAGGCACGATGACGCTGGATATCAATATGAATGACCTTATCAGGGAATCCGAACGGAGTGAGACTTATCCGTGGGTATATTTTGAATGGTTCGGTTCGGGGGCAGATGATAATTCCTTGGAAATATATGCATATATCGGAAATACATGGCCGTTTGATAAAAACACATGGACGGAACTTCCGAAATTGTGGAAAGGAGAACCTGCTTCATGGAATGGAATCAATAAGGAGACCAGATATCTGAGACTGGAACTGCGGTTTGACGGAGCGGCAGACCTTAGGATGGAACGCAGTTTTATTGCTTATGATTATGTGTACACATATTATGATATGACACAGCCAAACGGGATTGCAGATACAAACCATAGATACTGGAATTACAATATCAGCCAGGCAGAATACCTGTGGGGAAAGGATACAAAAGTTCTGTGCCATTGCTATGGAACACCAAAGGATGCGGAAAGGATGAAATATACATTTGCGGTGTATAAGACGTTTGGATATGAAGCGTGGGATTATACGCATCCGCTTCATCAGACAATCCGTTACACGGATATCCTTGATGACCCGTTCGGGGCATTCCTGTCAAGAACGGAGCTTGGAAATGGAAAATACAAGGGGATTTTTACGGGATGTACAACAGATATTGACGTGAAACACCATCAGTTTCATATCAGCAGGAATGAGCCGGAATATTGGTTTGAACGGGGGATAGACGGATTCGAGGAAGCCTATAAAGTCTATGAGAATCCGATGTCTTTTACACACCATCTGTTCGTGATGCAGACGGAGATTCCGGTCGGTCAGAAGATCCCTGGAATCCGTGATGGCTGGTATGTGGTAAACGTAATCGACCCAGTATATCAGTATGATGATAAAGGAAATCTGATAAAAGATGATTATGTGTATACCGTTCAGTATTATCCAATCTTAAGTGATGACCTTGATATCCGGAGAACATGGGTATTTGATGATATTTTCTATTTTTACTTCGGGATGAAGTTCAAGGGGGCGGTCGACTTTCTGGCAGATAAGCCGAACCGATATTATGTTTATATTGGAAGTAATGAGCTGGATTATGGATTTAAAGGGGAATGGTACGATGCTCCGTTCAAGGCACAGTTCATGATTTACAACCAGTCCCTGTTCAAATGGGATAAAAATGCAGAAAATGAGAGGGATTATACCAATTTCCACTATATTGGTAATGCATTTTTAAATTATGAACTTACCGAGGGTAATACCATGCTGACTTACACATTGAAAAAATCTGTGATGGGAGAAGCAAGTACAAAAAACATGTCTTTTTATTTTGTGGTTGAGGATACTGCCCACAACTACGTGGCACTGATTCCGGGAAAAGATGTGGATACGACCAAAGATCCGGTTGCTTTCCCAAATAAGATCCAATATACGCAGAGAAGATACAATCTGTTCTGTCCGCACGGATATTACCGTTCGGAAGAAATCAAAATGCCACAGCCAGTAAAAGGGGCAGCAGTACAGTGCATTGCGACAGCGGGCGGTGCAACAACGGTTCAGATGTATGTGAGGGTCAGAAGAAAAGGGCAGGAGGCATTTGACGGATATGAAAAAGCAGATGGATTGTTCTATGTTACGGGTAAGACCATTACCCATATCCAGTATGCTGTTTCTTTAAATACAACAGACGGAACACAGTCACCATCTTTTACGGATGTCCGTATCATACCGGGAAATGAACTTGAGCCGGAATCGTATCAGGAAAAAACAGCGGATATTTATGTAGCGGTTGCAATTTCGGAAAAGATTGAATACGGATACACGGATACAAAGAAAGAGTACATGAATGAAGCAGTTTATTATGGAGTTTCAGCAGAAACACAGGTTATAAAATACAAACATTAGGAGGGATTCATATGGGTGTTTGGAAAAGTGACCATACGGTGATCACGGCAAAAGGAATGCAGCTGCTTTCAGACCTTGCAGGAAAGAAACCGCTGGTCATCAGCAGGGCGGTAGCAGGGAGTGATTATACGACCCCATCAGAACTTGAGAACCTGACGGATATCACGCATCAGCAGTTAGATATGAAATTTTCTGATTTTGCCGAAGATGATAAAGGAACGGCATATCTGGATATTTATCTGGACAATGCAGAAGTTACGACAGAATTTTACCATCAGCAGATAGGATTGTATGCAAAAGGGACTACAAATGAGGAAGTCCTTTTTTTAGTATCACAGGCAGATACACCGGATTATATTCCGGTATCGGATACACCTGTCTATATTACCCATAGAATCTTCCTGAAATTTTCGGGAAATTCCAAAGTAGAGGTAAAAGTAGATTTTTCCGGTGTCGTGACACAGGATGTTTTGCAGAGTGCATTGGAGAAAAAAGAGAATGCTTTCAGCAAGAACAGTGCTTTTAATAAGAACTTTTCAGATACTGACAGTGATTACATGCCATGCGGGAAAGAGGCTTATGCCGGAGGTTCGGTTTCTGTTGCCAGGGCAGACCATGTACATCCGATAGGAGCAAAACTGAAATTTGCAGAAAACAACTGGAATGCAGGTGGGCTGACTAATCTCCTGCCGGATACCAATACGTGGGTCATGAGCAATGGCCGATCCCCTGATGTGCAGGGCGGATATGCTTTTGAAGCAACGTTTACAAGTGCATGGGAAGCTTTCTCGTGTTTTTTTGATTCAGACCTGCTTGCAAAAGTCAAAGGGAAAATCGTGGAATTCGGAGTGGAGACACTGACCGGAACATCAGCAAGGCTTGAGATGGTTGTGGACGGTAGTGCCTTAAATTATATTCTGCAGACAGATACTGCTGCGAAAGCACAGGTATCAATTCCGGCATCGGCTTCTTCCGTTACACTAAGAATCATTATTTTTTCGGCAGATGATCTGCATTGTGAGTTCAGCGGGGTGTACATGAATGATACACAGGAAGAAGCCAGTAAATCAGATGAAGGAGATACGCTTTATCTCGAAGTGAGAAAAGTGGCACAGGCGAAGATACCGAAGAAAGGTACCAGCGGAACAGTGTATATCACTGAAAAAGGAAACATTTATTTTGCCGGAGATGATGGAACTCTGATTCCGCTGGCAGGAAGTAAAACAATTTCATAACAATCTGGAAACAGGCAGTTATCCATTACGGGTAGCTGCTTTTTTCATACAAAAAAATAAGGAGGACAAGACAATGAAGGAATTTTGGAATGCAGTACAGTTTGTGTTTACTGCTGTCGGAGGATGGCTTGGGTACTTCCTAGGAGGATGTGATGGGCTGTTGTATGCACTGATTGCATTTGTAGCCATTGATTACATCACAGGTGTCATGTGTGCAGTCAGTGATAAGACCCTGTCGAGCGAGGTCGGTTTCCGTGGAATCTGCCGGAAAGTACTGATCTTTCTCTTGGTGGGAATCGCAAACATCCTGGACATTTATGTGATCGGGACAGGAAGTGTGCTGAGAACCGCAGTGATCTTTTTTTACATTTCCAATGAAGGCGTGAGCCTTCTGGAGAATGCATCCCATCTGGGACTTCCGGTACCACAGAAGATCAAAGCGGTATTGGAGCAGTTACATGACCGCTCAGAAAGCGAGGAATGACATGACGAAAACTGAATTTATTTCAAAAGTTGCAGGGAATGTACAGAAGTATGCATCAGCATACGGCATTCTGGTTCATTCACCTGTAATCGCACAGGCAATCCTGGAATCAGGCTGGGGTGGGAGTAAGCTCTCATCCCAGTACCACAATTATTTCGGATTGAAGTGTGGCAGCAGATGGACAGGAAAGTCCGTAAACATGAAAACGCAGGAGGAGTATACACCAGGAGCACTCACAACGATTAGTGACAATTTCCGTGTATACGATTCGATGGAGGATGGCATCAGGGGATATTTTGAGTTTATTCAGCTTGCCCGTTACCAGAACCTGAAAGGAATCACAGATCCAGAGAAATATCTGGAAACCATCCGTGCCGACGGTTATGCAACATCTTATTCCTACGTGGAAAACTGCATGAAACTTATCCGACAGTACGGACTGACAAAATATGATAAAGGAGAGAAGAATATTATGGGAAGAACAGCAGAAAGCGTATTAAACGTGATGAGGGGATGGCTTGGATTTAATGAATCCAACGGAAAATTCAAAGAGATCATTGACCTGTACAACAGCGTAAAACCATTGCCGAGGGGATATGCCGTGAAATATACGGATGAGTGGTGTGATACCTGTGTATCTGCCGCGGCAGTTAAGGCAGGATGTGCAGATCTTATCGGCCGTGAGTGCGGGGTAGAAAAACACATTGATATTTTCAAACAGAAAGGGATCTGGATTGAGGATGGTACGATTACACCAGAGCCAGGTTATGTGATCACATACAATTGGGATAAATCCACACAGCCGAATGACGGGTATGCAGATCATATTGGATATGTGGAGTCCGTATCCGGTGGTAATATCACAGTCATTGAGGGCAATAAGGGAGAAGCAGTAGCAAGGCGCGTGATCCCTGTCGGATGGGGCTATATCCGGGGATATGCTGCTCCGAAGTACGATGCAGCAACGGTAACACCCGTTCCGACTACAGGAAAGAAGAATGTGGAAGAAGTGGCAAAAGAAGTCCTTGCAGGAAAATGGGGTAACGGAGATGATCGTAAAAACCGTCTGAAAGCAGCTGGGTATGATTATGCTGCCGTACAGGAGAAAGTTAACCAGCTTGTAAAGAGTGGTTCATCCAACAGGAAATCTGTTGATACGGTTGCACGTGAAGTCATTCAGGGCAAGTGGGGAAATGGCACTGACAGAAAGAAAAGAATTGCTTCTGCCGGATATGATTATGCTGCCGTGCAGAAAAGGGTCAATGAGCTTTTAAGATAAGGATACGGCTGATGGTCTGTTAGGGCTGTCAGCCGCGTTTTTTTTCTGCTTATGCCAAGAAAAGAAAGGTGAAAGGTATCACAGATTGTACTTGCTATTATTGGTTTTCTGAGTGATATATAGACTACCCAAAGAAAGGAGAAACAGCTCATGGAAATTCAAATAAGGGAAGGAAACAGGGAACAGAAGAGAAAATTAAAGGTCTGTGCTTACTGCCGTGTATCAACGGATGCGGATGAACAGGAAAATTCACTGGAAAACCAGATAAGGCATTATGAAACAGTCATAAAAGCGAACCCGTCTTATGAATATGCCGGAGTCTACAGTGATTTT